ACGAGAAGCAGACAACGAAACTGTGAACGAGTCCCTCAAATCACATCTTGAGTTATCCCAACAAGGATTTGAGACGCCTGAAGGACTCCGGGAGTCCTGGAGGACTTTCCTTCGCGGCCATTTCGGCGGAGCGATGGAGGGAACTTTGGGGTCGGTGAAGCCCTCTTCTTCTTTCTTACGGAAGAAGGCTGAAAGGGGTGCGCCCGGAGAAATAAAGGAAATCACGGACAGTTTTCGAAAAAGGGTTATTAACCTAACAGAGTTAGGACAGCTTGTACGGTCAGTAGGGGCGCTTCTAGGCCCCGATAGTGTCAAAATCGTGAACACTGACCTCATTCGGCAACACGACATGGATGGGAGTAAGCGATCGTCGGGTCTCCTGTGGAGCTCGACCGTCGAACAGCTTTTATTCCCATATGACAAGTCGACCGAATGCAATTTAATTGATTGGAGCGATCAGAGGGACATCCTCTTCTCACTTGTTGCTTGCTGGGATGCAATCAACATGGATCAATTACCTAAGTGCAGGCAGGTCGCAGTGCGAGAGAGGGGGTGGAAGGTTAGGGTGGCGACACCCTTAGAGGCACCTTTTAGATACCTTCTCGGGGTTATCAATTCATCGTTGCTGACAACTTTGGAACGAAAGCCCCAGGTAGTCGCCGCTTTACATGGCCGGCCAGCTGAAAAGCTTGACTGGTCCGAGGGGAAGAGAAGAAATCTTGTCTTCTCTGCTGACCTTAAGTCGGCAACCGACTACTTTCCACAAGACTTAATGATGGATGCAGCCGAAGTGTTAGGGGAGGGATGGCCTACAGTCTGGTCGTCTCTTTTTAGACGCGCTGTCGGCCCACATAAACTATATTCTCCGGACCGTTCAGAATATGTTGCAACGAAGCGGGGGATCTTAATGGGTTCTCCTGTGAGTTGGCCGCTATTAAGTATGTATTCCGCTTGGATACATCACCTGTCAGGTTCGGATGGGTGGTATGCGGTGTGTGGTGACGACTATATCGGTTGTCACACTTATGAGACTTACCGACGATACCTTAAGCATCGCACGGCAACTGGCGCTGTTGGATCTCCTGGAAAGGATGTCCTAGGCACGCAGTCTGTGGGTGTATTTGCTGAGGAGTTGGTGGCGGTCGGAAGGTGTCGATGGATACCAACCGTTTCCGTTAGGGCCGTTCTCGCGGACCCTAAGAGCGGTAAACCGTCCTGGTCCCAAGGGCCAGAAGTTTCTGCTGCCTTGGATGTCCTTTCATGGACGTCTGACGAGAAAGGCAGAGTGTGTCGCTCTCTGCATAAGGGGGCGTACCGTCATTTGTACCGGCACGGAATAGATCCTGTCGGACCTCGGTGGGTCGGCTGCGCGGGTTTTCCGGGCGTGCCTACCCAAACGAGTTTGTTACGGGCGAGGAGGATGGTCAGCCAGAACTCAGAGCAAGTTATCAAATGGATAACCTCACTTGAGTTGGCTTGGTCCACTTCTTCGGGCTGTCCACAAATTCGATCGAGGATCGAGCGGGAGTTTTTCGAGGCTGGAGAATTTTTATTATACTCCAAGTCAAATAAGGAAGGAGATTGGGGGCCTCTTCGAGACGTGGTCTCGTCAAGGATTGGTCAACTTTCTTGGTGTTACTTCCTTGCCGGCGAATCGAGAGAGACGCCGGCTAAGTCCCCTATTTTGGGGCGACTTTCGAAAGTTATAGCCAAAGTTAGCCGAGAGATCGGGATACGCGGACGCTGGGTTCCGCCAGACGAGGTTATACTTAAGGGGGAGGGAATTTGTCGTCGGCTCCAGGACTTGGAGCCGTGTTGCCGACCGATTCCCTTTCGGAGTAATGCATTAAA